TTCTTTGATAATTCATTTACTGCATTAGTAACAGATTTCTTAGTTGTAAATGCGTAATCTGGACCTTGAGTAAATACCATCTTACCTTCAAGACGAGTATCAATCATGTTAAAATGTGAGTTAGCTTGATTGTAATAGAGTTTAGTTCCTTGATGGATATTAGCTCTACGCTCATAATCAATGAGTCGTTCTTGTTTATTAATGATGTTATCATCAAATAGAAGATCTAGTTTAGCTTGAACTCTAGGATCAGGATCACTAAATTCAACTGCTAGTCGGTCATTAATATCTGGCTCTACTTTAGTCTTTGATCGTTCTACATAGTCTGGTAGAACATTCTCAGCTACCACAGCTTCTACTGTAGTACCTGCAGCATCGGCAAACCTAGCACCATCTTCTTCAATAACAGTACTTACTGCCATTTCTTTAGCTACTTTAGGATTAGAGTTAGTTGTAATATCCCAAGCACTACCTACTTTATGTCTTAGAGTACCAAAACCAGCACTTACATAAGGTTTAATAAGTGGAGTAGTAAGCATAAACGCATCTGCAAGAACTTTAAATTGACCTCGTTTAAACGCACCAGGAGGTAACAAAGGTCCTTCAGCAAGGAATTTATCTAAGAAGTCAATACCTTCTCCAAAACTCTGAAATGCTTTATTAGTTACTGCATTGTTATATTCTTTTTCTACACCAGCAAATTTAGCTACATTTTGAAGTCTCCAGTCATATAATGAAGCCACTGGATCATTTTCTGCAAAATTTCTACCAGCTTGAATAGCTGCTTCCCAGTCTATTGGATTCTTACTATTGATAGCTTGACGAACTAAATCAGTGACAGTTCCACTTGTAGCAAGAGCAAAGTTAGGAAGTGAAGTAATCATATTAACTAAAGCTAGTGCTTCACCAGAAGCCATTTTAGGAATCTCTTTAGCTACTTGTCTAGCTGATATAGTTACTGGAGCTTTCTTAACTTCATCAATCCTAGCTAATGTAGTAGTTAAGTCATCAACAATTTGATCTTGAGCTGTTCTCTCAATATGGTTATCTGCAATATCTAAGATAGCTGTATCTTGAACATACTTGTCTCTGATATCTGTAGAGATATATTGACCAGAAGAATAGCCATTAAGTACTTTAAGTTTAGTTTGTTTATCAATGGTTGGATCATTAATAAGATTAGCAACTACAACTTTGTCTTTAGCTATTTGTTCACTAGCCCAGTTTACTTTAGCATTAGAATACGCTTGTGAATACCCTTGACGTGTTAAATCATCTACGATTTCATTAAACCCAGATTCTACATCTGCAGGTTTATTAATCATAGTAGTATAGAACGCTGCCTCCTTAGCCTGTTTTTCAGGCATAGCTGGAGTAACAGTTATCTGTTCAAGAGGTAATTCGTATTCTTCGAATTGCATTAGATTGTCCTAAATTATTACGTCTCAGTTGTTTTAAAAATATTACCAAAAGTCGTTGGGAAAGACGAAGCCATATTACCAATTTGTTGCCAACCTTGTTGTTGAGATTGAGCTTGGAATACGTCTGAAGCAGCTCCACCAATTTGTTGGTTAATATTTGACAGTGTTTGACCTGTAGATTCAGCTACATTAATATTACCAATACCAGTTGCTGCTTGAGTACCTAAAGAACCCACAGCTCCAGTAAAGGAAGATGTACCTGCCATACCTAAACCTGTTCCACCAGTAGCAGCTACAATATTACCTGTACGAATACGTTGTTCCCTTAACGTAGATGTTCTTTGTCTTTGTGCTAATACTTCTTGGTATCTGGATTCTTGAGCAGCCTTTTCTTTGCTTAACTCATACTGTCTTTGAGCAGCATCTGCAGCTTTACCAGCATACTTTCTTTCTTGTAATCCTGAATATACTTGAGCACCTAAACTTAAAGCAGTTAAAATCTGTGATCCAGGTACAAAAGGTGCAACAAAAGAAGCTACTGAACTAGCCACTTTACTGACAGCTTTGAAAGCTTTTTTATGTCCTACTTTCCTCATTCCTCGTTTCATGTTAAATCTCCAACTTTGTTATTATATTTAAAATACCATCTTCATCTAATGCAACGCTTCCTGTAGGAGTAAATCCAAAAACTTTATTATATTTTAAGGATTTCTTATTATCTACAAGAGCATATACTTCTGTAATACCTCTACTTCTTAATTCTTGTTTAACAAACTCTAATTTCTCTTTGACAAGGTTATATTCTGATTTATTCCACTTATCATCTACATTGATACTATTATGAAGCATCCAAACTTGTAAGGTAGGTTCAAAAGACAATCCAAAGAAGTATTTACCTTCCTCAGCAATAATCGTTTCCATTTAAACCTTACTAATAGCTGATGCTGAGATACCCCATCCTAGTAATTTCATATCTTTACCAGTCTCAGATTCTATCTTTAAACTTAAACATTTACCTGAGCCTCTTAATTTATTCTTTGTTACAATAACAGAATCACCATAATCAAATGTATCTGCCGCACCAGTTGGTATATAGTTTCTTAATAGTCTATATGCTTGGAATTGATTACCCCACTTACCACTGTTAGCAGAATTAGCCCAGTTCCATTGAGCTTGTACTAAACATGATGAAGGGTTATCTAGAAGTAAATCAGATCCTGATAAACTAAATCCATCTTCTGTTCTCTTGAAGTAGAAGAAGATATAAGGTGCTTGTTTTTTACGCATAAGGTCATTAAATAACTCATAACCTGTGACAATATAACTAGAATAGTTTGCACCTGTACCTGATCCTGCTGTTTTCCAATCAGTAAATGATGAACTATTATATTTAGATATAGTAAAACTAGATCCTCTCATAACAAGGAAACTAAATAGTGAACTACGATTGGTTAGGATTGTATCTGTAATAACTACAGTAGTACCTGAAGTGACAATAACATCGTCAGTTCCTACCTCTACGGTACTATCAGATGTAGAAACAGCATATCCTGGAATCTCAACATAATCCGTTATAGCTGGAGAATTACTTGCTAAAGAGGATATACTATTAGTATACCATGCTTGAAGCGTTAAGTCAAGTACTAATTCTTTAGTGTATCTATTAATATAGTTATCAGTTGAATAGCTAGGAGAATCGTTATACATCCAACGAACTCTGTTCTCTTTCTCATCATAGAAACCACGGCAATTGTTCTTACCTAAATCTGGAATGTTGAGGTAAAGACTTTGAATTGAAGTCAATGAGATAGATTGAGCAGAGAATCTAGCTGAAGATGGATCTGGAGTTAGTAAGTAAATACCAGCTTTAGACCAGTATACGAAGTTTCCACCTACGTTTACAATTGATCTAGGATTAGATATACCATTAGGTGATACTTTAGATACTTGGAATGATGTAGCAATAAAGCCACCAGTATCACCATAAACTTCCCATACACCATTCTCAGCAAATACTAATAAAGAAGCTTGAGATGATATAACTTTAATAATTTGAGTTGCATCAGGAATCTGAATAGATCCACCGTCAGAAGCTACTAAGTCATTAATAGATGGGTCAGTTGGATCAGCTACTTGGTAACATTTACCTAGTTGGTCTTCACTTTGAATAACTTGTGTAAAGAAAATATATCCACTATAGTTTGGTGATCTTGAATCTCCACCTGAAACAATAGAGTTTATACCAGAATAGAATAAGCGTTGAGCATAAGATGCTACTGTAGTTATATGGTTAGTTTCTTGGTCTAGTGGTAAACTAGAGATACCTGATACTGTAGTTCTATCTGTTCCTCTGGTAAACGCATCAATAATATAGCTACCACGAGCTACTTGATAATTAGATGTAGAGTTTTTCTTAAGAACGTTAGGATCATACTTTTCATAATCACCTGAACCTGGATTACTAATCTTACCAAGAGTCCATACGTCAGAGTTACTTGGATAAGAACCTAGAATAGTTTTGGTGTAATCAATTGCATCTGCACCAGATACAGTTGAGATAGTTGGATTCCAACCTTGGTTTCTTAAGTTATACTTGTGAGAGTTAGTTAAACTAGCTGGTCTATTGTCAATAGAAAGACCATCATCAATACCCCAAATATCTCTTACATTAATTGTGATTGTAGATTGTGAAACAACATCAGTAGTACTATTGTAAGTTAAAACAACAGGTTTTGATAATTCTTTAGATACAATAATGAATTTATTGTTAATAACAGTAGTTTCAATATCAGCACTACCTAATCCAGATAGTGTGATTGAACTTCCACCATTAAGTAAATTACCACTAGGATTATTCTTAAGAAGATCTAAGAACCATAACTTATCATTAATACGAACAACACCAATAGATACAGTAGTATTTCCACTTGGTGTATCCCATCTATGGAAAGATTGTTTACCAGTAGATAACTGAGCAGAAGTAAATCCTGTAGCTGTTAGAGCATAGTTGTCTTCATAGTCAATACCAAGTCGTCTTGATCTAGAACCATCTCTATTTAGTACAAAATTATTTTCATCTATAGACGCATTTTCAGGGAATGTTAGAGGATTAGCCTCAGTAACTAGACCCTTTATAAATGATCTATAGACCTTCTCAGTTAAGGCTGCCATTAGTCTTCCTTAGGTATAAAGGCTACTTTTTCTTCTTTTTTAGCTTTCTTATCTGCAGATCTTAAAAGATAAGCATTAACAGCAATATCAGCCATAGCAGCAGATGTATAAAGACCAGCTAACTCTTGTGGTAATTCACCACCAGGAACAAACTGAATCTTGCAGTGTGCTGCCTTTGGATCAATGAATACTTGTATTTCTTTTCCACCAGCTGTTTGATAACTCTTTAATACTCTCATTTTTTTCCTTTAAGTAAGTCTCTTCTTTTAAGTTCATCTTGACGCATAGCTTCAGTTGTTTGAGCAGACTCATCTTGGAGTTTATTCCAGAAAGGTGATTTACCTTCTGCTATACGTTTATCTGCACTTCTTTGTGAAGTTGCATAAACATCTTCTGGTACTTTACCTGTTTCTCTAATATAATTCAGATCAGCTGGATGAATACCTTTAGTTAGTGCAGGTCTATAAGTTTCTTTAGTTCCTGGCATACCTACAGATACTTCAGTCATTACATCTCTGTTATTAGGTAAACGAACTTCTCCTAAGAATCCACGTTCTTTAGGAGTATTATCTAAACGAGAACCATAGTCAGGTTCTTGTGCTCTTTTTAATTTAGAATAAGGACCAGCCATTATTTTCTTTTCATTGACTCTCTACGTTTTAATTCATCCTGAAGCATCTTTTCAGTGATAGTCATAGAGTTTCTAGCAGCATCTGCTGGTGAAGTAAATGTACCTTGTTCAATAGCTTTCTTTACTAAGTTTCCTTGTTGTTGATCCATTACACGTTGAATCTCAGACATAGGAACTTCATCTGTATCAGGCATAATACTACCTGGAGGTAACTTCTTTTTCTTTTGAATTGGCATAGTAGACATATTATTTTCCTAACTTTTTAGATGTTTTTTTAACTTTTTTAGTAGTTACTTTCTTTTTAGATTTTTTACCATATTGCTGTGCATTAATAAATGCTGGTGTATTACTTGTTAGCATTTTGTTTCCTTCCATAGTTAGGATAAGAGATACCGTTAGAGATTCTCCAAGCTTCTTGACTCATTCTTCTCTTTTGAGATACTGCTTGTTGCTCTACTTTTGGATTAGCCATTTGTTTTAGAGTTACAAAGCAAGCTGATTTAGCATCATTTAGAAGATAACTAAACATTTGCACTGGCATATCTGGAGTAAATGAGTCAGATAAAGTAAATGCTACAGAACGTTTACCGTGGCATTGTGTCTTAGAGTTTTGTAGATTAGTCTCTACTGTAGAGTCATAAGCATCAAATACTAAGTATTCATCATCAAAAGATGTGAAGTAAGTAGGAGCTTTGTCTTTATAGATATTAAGTTTAATACCAGTAGAGTCAGTTACAATCTTAATATTTGTAGCTGTACTTATTCTTTTATCTACAATTTCAAGAAACTCTTCAGGAGTCTTATACTCAATCTTTGTGTACCTATTACGAGTCTCACCTGTTTTCTTACAATCATATTTAATCCATTCAAGATCAATGATTGTTTCAGGTAATTTCATGTGAGTAGGTCTAGCTGACGTACCACTTGTGTCTAATTGGAATAACTCTTTGAAGAAAGGATAGTCTTTACCATCTACAATATTGTAGTAAGTTGACTTAATAATTTGTGCTACTTGAAGTGATTCTGTGCTATCATTGATAGAATTGACCTCATCTGAGTCCATATCAGATAAGATATCTTGAACCATTTCGAGTAGAGTCATTTTAGCCATGATTGTTTCCTATAGTTTTATTGCAGATAAACCTGCTTCAATCACTGTAATTGCTGTAGAAGATGAAGTAGCATCTCCACCAACATACATGGATAGAACTTGTCCTGCTGTAGCAGTGACTAAACCAGTAGCAGAGATATGTAATTTATCAGAACCATTGGTTGTTTTAGAAACAGTAAGTGTTCGACCACTAGACGTACCATCTAGATTGTATTTAAAGTTATAAAGTGTGCCTGAAGCAAGAGATGCAGTACTGAATTGGCACCAGAAATTAATCATGTAATTTCCAGCTTGGCTTAGAGTAATTGTTCCAGAACCTGCAGTTACAGATAATACATTAGTTACTCCTGCTGTCCATTCACCCGTTGGGTTAAGTTTAGCATAAGCAGAAGAACCAGAAAGTGTTTGAGCTGTAGCACCAGCATCAATATAGATTTCGGCATGAGCTTTGCCTGGAGGATATTCCCAAGCACCAGAGCCAGCACCATCAGAAACATAAACCTTACCTGTAACGGCTGCCGCTACTCCTTTAGGTTCATGAAGATCAGGATCAGTAATAAGTTTATGTTGTATTGTCAATTTAGAATTCCTTTATAAGAATGGAGAGGCTCCTACCATCGTAAGAGCCCTTCCAAGATTTACTACTTGTTGTAAACGTATTTCACAACAACTCGTCCTGCACCTGCTGTTAAGTCAGCTACAGTTGGAGTTACAACTAACTCACCAGCAGAAGAACCAATGCCTTTACCAACTAAAGCACCTGAACCAGTGATAACACTGTTTGCAACTGCGATTGTTGTTTGAGTAGCATTAGCTGCTGTGATTAAGCCGTCAAGATCAATTTCTACGCCAGCTGATGTAGCTAAACCAATAGTTAAATCAGTTGTTGTTGAAGTTGAAGTGAAAGCTGTATCAACGATTAACTCAGCAGAGATAATAGTTGCGTTAGCTGGGATTGAGAATTGTAAGTTATTTGTACCAGCTGCAGGAAGATCATTGTATTTGAAATCCCACACTGCCCATTTAACTAAATCATCACAAGTCTCAGCTCCGAACTTACCATTGGTAGTTCTTACACCATAGTGGTTTGCAACGCCACGTTTTGCATCAATTTCGAATGTCATAGTATTTCTCCTTAGTATGTAGAACCACTTGTTAAAATAACGCCAAGTGAGTCAACACGTTGGGCACCGAAACCGAATCTTGAAGTAACTTGATACTTATCAGCACGTTCTTCTTCTGATCTCCAACCTTCAGTTTTAGGAGCACGTCTCCATGCGTGCATGATAGGTTTAACGCTATCGTCTGCAACTGACATGAAAATGTTAGCAACGTCACCAATTTCAGCAGTGTCGTTAGCTAAACCGTATGAAGAAGCATCAATAGCTTCTGTAGATGTCTTCACTGGTAGGTAGTTAGAAGTCCAGATATCGAAACCGAAAATGTTCTTAACGAACTTGTGGTCTTTTGCAAAACCAGAAGTTACGATACCTTCGAACATTGGGTTGTTAGATACTGAAACTAAGTTAGAAATGCTATTTAAAGTTGCTTCAACGATTGGATCAACAATAGCAATACGACCAGCTGCAGGAACACCAGCTTTGTCAAATGCTAATTTCATAGCGATAAAGTCAGATAAAGTCATAACACGAGTTGTTGCTGAAGCACCACCAGCTACCCAACGGTGTGGACGACCATTAACTAAGTTTACGTTAGCTGCAGTTTGAGCTGTACCTGCAACGTTTAAGAAACGTGATTCATGGTTTTCACCAAGAGCACGAGTAGATTCCATAGCACGCATTGACATTAAAGCGTCAACTTGTGAACCATCTTCACGAAGCTCATCAGATACTTTCCAAGCGTCACCAACATAGTCAGTGATAGAAAGTGTGATGTTACCTGTGTCGATTGGGTTAAAGTTTAATGGTGTATCTTCAGCTGCGTCTTGTAATGTTACAGTACCAACTGTCTTGATGTTCAAAGTAGTGCCTGAACCGAAGTCTGATACATCTCTGTATAAACCTTCTGGCAAGAGGTAGTCGTGTAAATTGTCAAGAATGAACTGAGAATACTGTTGTGCCTCAATAAAGGCAGTAGTATTACTTGTTAATTGTGACATAATATTTCCTTTTTATTTTAGTTGAGATTTAACTTTTTCGCCAGCAATCTTCCAAGCATTAACTAAATCTTTCGTAGTAGCACCAGGTTTAACTCTAGCTGATAAAGATGACGTATCAACTTTACCTGTAAGAGCTTCTGTGTTTACTGTACTAGTTGGTTTACCTACTGGAGCAGATACACCTTCTAATCCTGAAAGCTTTAATACAATATTTGGAGAACTAGCTGCCAAGCTATTTAATTGTTGAGCGTTTAAACCACTTTCTTGAGCAACTCTATTGTAGACTTCTTCAGCTTTATCGCCATATTTTTCTACAAATTTACGAGCTACAGAGTCAGCATTAGCTTTCGCCTTTGTTTGTCTTTCTCTGTTTTCAAGAGTTTGATTTAATAACTCAGTAATTTTATCTTGATCTATGCCAACAGATTGAGTGGTATTCTCAGGTTGTTGGATGCCAGACTTCAATTCATCTAGAAGCTCTTCTGCAGTTTTACGTTTAGTGAGTTCTTCTTTTAAAGTAGCTAATTCAGACTCTAAAGTTTGAATATGCTTCTGTGCATGAGGAACTGATTTTAACGCATCTTCTACAGAATTATACTTCTTGCCATCACCTACAAAGTCTACAGCTTCTGTCGGAATCTGAAACTGTGGTTTTTGGCTATCTTGTGTTTGAACCTCGTTGGTACTTGGTTCGTTATTCGTTACTTGTGTTTCTTCCATCGTTTATTTCTCCTTGGTCAGGAATAAGATTATATAGTTTAAGAAAGGCTTTTTGGAAGCCTAATTGGTACGCTTGATGTTCAGACCAAGCAGGAAGAGAGAAATTATCCTCTTCCAAGCTTTTACGTCTTGACAGATCAATCTGTTCTTGGATATACTTTCTAAGTTCTAAAAAGACTTCTCTTTTGCTAAGCTCTCTAGCTGATTCAGATTTTAAATCCATATAATAATTATACCATAATTTTACTAAAAAGTCAAGTTAAACTTACATCATTCCAGCATTAGGATTAAGGGCTTCTTCTTGCTGCATGAGCATTTGTTCCTCTAATCCAGGTGTGGCTTGTTCAGTTTGCATTGACTGTTGAACTTGATTTACAAGTTTTTGAGTCTCGGCTTGTTCAAAGATTGCAGCATTATCTTTAATAAACTCGTATTGTTCAAAGCCCATATACTCTTCAATCATAGACGCTAAACGTTTAGAAGAGAGATGTGGAGCTATCATTTGACCCATAGGACTATTAAAGACACCTAGCATATTTTGAATGAGCTGTGCTCTAGCAGCATAATGGCGAGCTCCGATAGGACGAAGTTTACCTTTAGCTGTTATATCTTCTTTCGTAATAGAGATGAAGTCAGCTACGCCAAGATCATCATCCATTACCCTAGCAACTTCTGCAATATCCATATATCGTTTAGATACTTCTAACATAGTGTTGATGATTGGTTCTAGGAATTCAATCTCAAATTTGTTAATCTTATGTTGGAAGATGCGACTTGCAGCATTTTGCAGTTGCTGTACTTCAAAAGCAGTTTTCTCACCTGGACTACGGAATCCCATAGCTTCTTTAGGTGCACCAGCCATTTCTTCCATAAGTTGAATAAGAGTGCCAATCTCATTATTAACTTGGAAAGCAGCTTGGTTAGGAGGCATTGCAGTTACATCACCATCTTCAGGAATATGGATGGTTGATTCTGGACCCCAAATAAATGGTTCTACATCACCTTTAATCTTAAGAGGTGGATGGATAGTTAAGTCAAGAGCATCAGCTTTTAAGTTCTCTAGATGGTCAATTCGGTATTGCATACCTACTAAATTATCTAAAGGACCCATAGCATAAAGGTTATCTGGACGAGTTCTCCAACCTACATGATGTTTAGAATCACGACCTAACCATGATGGATTCTCAATGTTACGGATAATGTATCTACGATCAATGATAGTAATAAGACGTTTTTCTAGTAATTCGTCTTTTGTTTCATCAAATACATCACCTTCAAACTCAATAATTTCAATTAAACCTGATTGATAGTACTCATAAAGAGAACCAAAACCATCAATGAGATAGCCTTCAGCTTTATTAACATCTTCCATTTGGAAAGCAGAAAGGTGTTTACGGAACTCTGTAGCGTGTTTAAACGCAGCTTCGTCATAGTTTAAATCTGGACGATATTGGATATCTTTCTTTAATTCACCAAGAGATTTAACATAACGAGTAAACTTAGGTGATTCAGCAAAACTTGATGCTGTAGGATTAAATACAATATCAAATGGTGAGAGTCTTTGTAATTTAGGACCACGATAAGTAGTAATATCTTCTTTAGTATAAGGATCTGTATGAACTTGGTTTACATAAGTAACTTCAGCAAATACGTTACCATAGTCAATATAATCATAAAGAAGTTGAGATACTGTTTCTCTGAAGCCAGATTCTCTAATCTTAGTTTTTAGATAGGACTCAATAGCTCTACGTTTCTTTTGTGTAGAATCTTCTAGGTTATAACCTTCCCATTTCATCCAGTTATCATTAGGGAATAAAGCATCCATGTAGTTAGCATGAAGGTTATCTCTAATCTGTGTGAGTTTAGGTAAAGTTGTCTTGTTCTTCCAAGGTAACTTAGAATTGGTTGTTTTAGTAGTATCTGTAGCAAATAGATAGTTACGGAGTTCTCTCCATTCCTGTTCTTTTTCTCTACGTTGAATCCACCAGTTATTATAAAGACCTGATAGTTGTCTAGCGAGATTATCACCAGCCATTAGTTCTCTAATTTGAGCTACTTTTCCAGCCATAATTTTTCCTTAATTAAAAACTTACACCGCCAAAGCGAGAGTGTGTCATAACATTTTGTCCTAAACTAAATGAACCTACTCTTTGTTTAGGTATGATTGCAATTGCGATAGCATTAGATAAAGCGTCTTTAATGTCATCGTGTGGAGGATGAGCCATAACTAGCTCTTCTTCTAAGGTTTGACAATTACCACCTTTATAATGCCATATCTGCATATTATCATACTTTGGTTCAAGTACTGCACCAACACGTTCTTCCTTATCACCAAGATGTCTTGTTGGTCTGAATTCATCTATAGATAAAGCAATTCCATTAGGTTTAAGGTAACTTTCTTTAAGTTCCTTAACAATCGTTTGTTGAGCTACTGTAATTTCAGCTCTTAACTTCCTGAATCCCCACTTTTCCCAAGCAGTCACTATATGGTTATAGTATTCAATGATTCGATCAGTTTTAAATCTATCTATGTCTAATATGTAGAAATTACCTTGATGATCTACACCAATCACTACAAGAGCAGTGTAGTCGGCTTTCTTTCTTAATGAGAACGCAAAGTCAATAGCAGCATAAACATTAAGTTTTCTATCTCTGATATACCAGTCACCTTCTTTATTTTGTAGTACTGCTCTATCATAATACTGGAACTTATCTGCATCAATCCTAGCAGTATCACCACTATTCGGATTGTTATAATACTGAGCATAAAATTGAGTTTGATCCACATATTTAGCTTTAATCCTTGCAAGTT